GATAAGATCAGCTATTCCTTCGCCTGCAAGATATTCCATCAGCATGAGTGCTCATCTGAGAAGGATTTTAAAGAGGCATTAGACCAGCACATCAAAATGAGCGACATCGAGACACTAATGAGTTCAAATACTCTCCTCAAGAGGTTTGATCGTTTCCCAGCACCTGGATGCAAGATTCGTCCAGACTTTAAGGTCAGCGACCATCTGTTCGTAAATGTTGATGGTCTCTACTGGCACTCTGAGGCCGTGGTCGGCAAGAATTACCACCACTCTGCGAGGGAAAAGGCTGAAAGTTTTAACATGCAACTGTTGCAGTTTAGGGCTGACGAGGTGTTCTATAAAAGACCAATTGTTGACTCGATGATCGCGGTCAAGACAGGTAGGGTTCAGACCAGATTATACGCTAGGAAGCTAGAGCTTCGCGAAGTAACACATATCGAAGCACGAATCTTCCTTCGTACCAACCACCTTATGGGGTTTGCACCTGCTTCTAGATACTTCGCTCTGACGTGCGGTGAAGAGTTAAAGTGTTTACTATCCATCAGGATTGAAGACCGCAAAGCCAAGATCGTTAGATTTGCTTCCGCGCTCGAAACGGTCGTTGCAGGCGGGTATTCAAAGCTCCTCAAGCATGCCCTAACTGCTGTTAGCCTAGACGAGATCTACACGTTTGTCGATCTACGATACGGCACCGTCGAATCGCTCAAGAAGCTTGGTTTCAAGCACGTTGGAACCACGCTTGGCTGGAAGTGGACCGATTACGACAAGACATACAATCGGCTTCATTGCAGAGCAAATATGGACTCTAGATTTCTTACTCAGAAGGATCACGCCAAGGAACTAAAATTGTATAAGATCTACGATGCCGGCCAAGCAAAGATGGTATTAAAAATATGTCAAAGGTGAAGTCCCGGACCCATACGGGCCTAAAGCAAATAGCAAAACTCGAGGTTCGTTCTAGCGATAATCCAACGAACCCCATGTCAAATTCGTTTGTTACGGCAGACGGTACGATTAACCACAACTGCAATGGACCACACGTACCGTTGGTTGTGGTGGACGAGATTGATACAGTCTCAGGTGAAGGACTTCGTGCTTACAAAGAGATCTCTGGTATGCTTGACTCCAAAAGAGGAAAGAAACCACTTAGAGTCGGTATATCTACTAGAAAATCTAGATACGGATTAATGAACCAAGCTATTGAAAACGCAGAAAAACAAGGTCGCCACGTGCGCCGGTGGACTGCGTTTGAGTTTACCGAGCGCTGTCCAGACTCCAGGTCTGGCACCGATAAGGCAATGTACTACATAGACCAGCAGACCTTCGATGTCCGTACTCCCCAAGACTACGCCAAGCTAGGTGACCAGAAAAAGAAAGAGTACGAAAAGTACGAGATGTATGCTGGGTGCTATAAATGTCCACTGGCTCCAATATGCCTAGGCGATTCTAAGAACCAGGTTTCTGCGTCTCCAATGCTTAAAACAATAGACGAGCTCGCCCAGAAAGTCTTGTCAGAAGGCCCAGACTGGGCGATGTCTCAGTTGATGAACCTAAAACCTTCGGTAGAGGGTATCGTATATAAAGAGTTTGATGAGAGAGTGCACGTTAGAACGTGGAACCAGATGTGGTTAACACTGACTAGCAAGGAGTTCCCAGGCGAATGCAACCACGACATATTCGTTAAGAAGTGCCATGCCATGGGTCTTCCCGCTTATGCCGGCATCGACTGGGGTTGGTCCAACCCACACACGCTAGTTGTGTTTTTTGTGGACTCAAGAGAGAATATTTACGTAGTTCGCTGTGATGGTATGACGTACATTTCTCGACCTGCTTGGATGCACCACGTTAAGAGCAAATGGCACCAGCCATATAGGGTCCAACTCTATTTTCCTGACCAAGCGGATCCAGGTGATGGTGTTGAGATGCGCAAGCTGGGTCTGCCTACCTCGACCAACACAGACAAAGGTCAGGTAAACACTGGCATACAGATCACCAAGAAATGGTTAAAGATACCAGGAACAGGTGAGCCAAAGATATTCTTTGCGCAAGAAACCTGCCAGCCTCTCATAAGAGAGTTCCAGCTATACCACTATAAGACTGACGCGTCAGGGCAGATATCAGACGACCCAGACACTGAGCACGATCACTGGTTAGATGCATTGCGCTACAGTATAACTAATCTCTTCGGTAGATCTGCCGTTGTTCTTTCTTCTGCCGGTTTAGATATGGATATGTCAAAACTAGTTGATTCTACTGGTAATTTCTTTAAACCACCAACTCCAGAAGAATATGCTAAAGTTAACAATCTCCCGTTTAATCCAGAAGTTAACATCGATAAGTTGGGTAAAATAGGTAAGCTATCTGATATAGATGATGATGACGAGCTGAGTTCAGACGGTGGTTTCATATGGCAGTTCTAGGATTATAATCGTATAATGAGATCGTCTAACTAAGATTGGAGTACCGGGATGTCCTGGATTGAAGATATTAAGAAAGCAGTTACGGATTCTCTCCGTAAAGACATAGAAGAGCTAACCAAAGCAGAAGGCGACAAGGCACCTGACACTCTTCAACCAGACAACGAAGCACAGAACAAGAGCGAACTAGTATCTGGTCGCGCTCTTCTTACTGATCCCTTTTACGATCATGCTGCCCATAACTACTACCTATCTAAATCTAAGATATCGAGAATATCTAACCGTACGCTTAGAGAAATCTCTATGCGCGACTGGTTGGTTAACGCTATACTTCAGATTCGCTGCGATACTGTGCTACGTTTTTCACGTCCACAGCACAAGCGTTATGATATGGGTTACAAGTTCTCAAAGATCAACAGTCACGAACCAATGACACAGGAAGACCTAGAAAACATCCACATGCTTGAGGATTACGTCTATCACTGTGGACGAACCACCGGTACGCCGCGCGGTGAGGAGATGCTGTTCGGTGAGTTTGTTAAACTGATCACGTGGGATGCTCTATCTATTGGCCACGTAGCCGTAGAGAAAGTACTTACTCGCGCAGGTGGTCTACATCGGTTTCGTCCTCTACCCTCTGAGACAGTCTACCGCGTTAATCCAGGTGTAAATAAAGACACTCTAAAGAGTCAAGCTAAAGTAGCTATGGAACTGTACCACCGTAAGAAATCAGATAACGACCCTACGGGTGATGGTCAGATCAACGAACCAAACATAGATTACTTCAAGTATGTCCAGCAGTCAGTTGACATGCGGGCGCTAAACGTCTTTGGCGACGAAGACATGGTTTTCAAGCTCTTTAACCCAAAGAACTTCCCAGATTCGAATGGTTATGCTATATCTATGGTTGAGCAAGCAATCATAATGATAACAAACCACTTAAATGTTGAGTCGTATAATGCAAATTACTTTACGCATGGATACGCTGCCCGAGGCATCCTGCATCTCAAGGGAACAGTTACTCAAAACACTCTTGCGTCTTTCCGTCGCCAGTTCTACAACACTATATCTGGCTCAAACAATGCTTGGCGAACACCGATTGTGGCAGGGTTGGACGACGTTCAGTGGATCCCGATGTCAGGATCAGCTCGTGAGATGGAATACATTAACTTCAACTCCCACGTTATGCGGAGTTTATGCGCCCAGTTTCAGATCGATCCAATCGAACTAGGCCTAGACTACCTCACTACATCAAACGGTAGAGCATCTTCACAGGGTAAAGAATCTGGTCAGTTTAAGATCACGTACTCCCGTGAACGCGGCCTGTTACCCCTCCTGTATTTTATCGAAGACCTGATCAACCAGGATATTGTTCCAGCCTTAGACAAGACCTTGGCAGAGAAGTACAAGTTCAAGTTCGTAGGCTACACAGACGAGACACCGCAGACAGACATATCGCTTCGCCAGGCACAGATGACGGTCTTCGCCACGATGAACGACCTTCTCAAGAACGAAGAGAAGAAGCCAATTGACCACCCGATAGCAGATCTGCCGCTGAACCAGGCCTTCTGGACCGTCGTCGACAAGATGATGACAAAGGGTGAGCAGCGTGAAATATTCCTAGGCGACAAGGGTGCAACTGATCGAGATGAGCTGAAGTACCTACCCGGTGATCCTATGTTCCTTCAATGGCAAAATATGCTGATGACTAAGGATGCCCAGAAAAAGGCGGAAGAGCAGCAGAAGCAGCAGATGGAAGCACAGCAGCAGATGCAGCAGCAGCAGTTAGACGCAGATGCCAAGACCAAATCCCATGCAGACGCCGAAGCCGCTGTAAAGCACGGCCAAGAGTCTCCTGTGCAGCAGCTGCAAGAATCAGCTAAGCAGTTTGGGGCAACTAAAGCCGGTAACGTAGGTGGCACCGTAGAGCGCAATCCTATCAACGCAGCGGCTGATGCGGAGAAGGGTAAGGAGTGATTGATTCTAATGATTTTATTATCGCAATAACACCTAAGAAAACTAGAAAGAAATATAGGTGTTATTGCAATACTTGCGGTAAAGATAGAGGATATATAAATAAAGACAAACACGTAAGTAGTTGCTGCTATGATTGCGGTATTTTAAATAGAAATAAAGTCTTTAATTTTGCCAATCTAGATGTAGAGAGAGTCTCTAAAGATGGCGCTGTAAAATATAAAGCGAGCTGCTTGTCTTGCGGTAAAGACAGAGGTTTTGTTCTAAAATTAGAAATCAATAAGCTGTGTGTGTCG